AAAACTATTTGGTGAAGACAGTTATATTGCTAAAGGTTTCAAAAAATTGTTTGGAGAAGATAGTTATATTGCTAAAGGAGTTAGAAAGTTATTTGGCAAAAAAGGAATCATAAGAAAATCTATGGTTTCAGCATTTACTGGAGTTCGAAATTTATTAGGTAAAACACCTAACAAAGCCAAATTAGCAGCATATGGAATTGTTACAGGTTTAATATATGCAGCTGTTAACTCTATAGCCAGCAGATTTTTAACAAATTCAAAAGCTAAATTTATGTTTACTGGTGGTATTACATCTGGTGTTATGTTAGCTTTAAGATTTCCTGAATTATCACCATTAGCAATGATAGCTGGTCTTGGTGGTATAATAGCAGGAACATTTTATGAAATATATCAAAGAATAAAATGTATGTTACCAGAATGGCTAGGTGGTGGTGGTTCAGAATGTTCATCTCATTATGGTAAAGGTAACAAAAGAGCTGTAGATAAAGCTTTACATTATGAGCAACAAGCTAATCTGCACATAAAGTCAAAATCAGAATTTGCAAAATCTGCAGCAAGTAGTTTAATGGGAGTTGGTGGATATACACAAAGTCGCATTCAAGATTTAATGGCAGCAGCAGATAAATTAAGAGCTAAAGCTAAGAAAATAGGTGGTGCTGAAGGAGATGCTCTTTTAAATCAAGCAGATAATCTTATGGAAAGAGCAAGTCAACTAAATGTATCAGAAAAGAATATTTCTAAAATGGCCACTAAAACATTACATAGATTTAAAAATGTTAAAAATGTTAAAGATAATAAATTATATATAGATATTATAAATAAACTAAATAAAGCTAATGAAGGTAATATATTTACTAATCTTTTTGGTCGTAAAGGTAAAGCTGCATTTAAAAAATTTAATAAAGACTCTATAATCGCTTTAAAGCGTATGAAAAAACCATTAACTCCAACAGAATTCTTTAATATGCATAATCCGGTTCCATTGAATCCAGATGATTGGACAAAAGACCCATTATCTAATATATCTGGTTGGACTTCTATTTATGCTAGATTATTAGCTGCAGCGGGTATGCCGGAAAATCAAATCAAAGATTTCATAACAACATCATTAGATAGATTTAATTTTATTGGTGGAGTTTTAAATAAAGAAAGCTTTAAATTAGATTCAAAAGGTTATGATACTGCCAGAATATTTGGTATATGGGCATCTCAACCAAAAGTAAGTAAATCATTATCTAACATTAAAAAATTAGAAAAAGGTACTAGCCTTAATGAGCAAATGAGACGAGATATAGAAATAGCAAAAAAGGCCAGTAAATACAATAATAAAACAAATACTGAGAAAGCTGTTAATCGTCCAAAAGGAAGTACTGGATTACTTCCAGAATATACAGGTGAAGAGCCGGCAACATTTAATACAGAAAGAATTATAAATGTTAGTAAAAAAGTAGCTAATAAATTTAAGAATAAAACTTTATCAATATATGAAAAAACCAGAAGAGCTATGGATACTACACTATTACCATATAGTAATCAAATTTATTCAAAAATATCAGATGTTAAACCAGAGTTATCTTCTAAAATATTTAAAGCTATTGAATTAGTAAATGAACAGTATAAAAATAAAAAAATTACATTAAGTGATGCTAAAAAATTATTTATTGAATTACAAAAAGATATAGATAGTGGTATTGAAAATTTTAAGTTAAATGATTTTGAAAAGAAAATAAAAACTATTACAAATACTGTTAAAAATAGTACTCCACAAAGTATATATGCATCAACTAAAAAAGAATTAAATGAATATACTAAAAAACTTAAAAATTCTTCTTTAGTTAAAAAGACTCAGGATTTATATAATAAAAGTTTACAAACTATTAAAAATACAGATGTATCAGGCACATCTTCTGAATTAAAAGATAAAGCTATGAAATTAGCTAGAGAAATCAATACTAATTTTACATTAACTGAAAATGAAAAATTAGAAAAAATGAAGCAGATAATTGAACTAAAAGATAAGATTGTTGAAAGTGGAAAAGATTTAGCTAAGAATGTAACTGAAGCTATAAATAATAGTTCATCATCTGTTGTTATAAATAATAGTAGTGATAATGAAAATAAAGAAAATAAGAGTAGAATTGAATTAATTAAAAATAATAACATGTTGTTTAATATTTAAAAGGGGGCATATTATGGCCAATGTTGAAGATTCTAGTTATATTTATCCATCAGCAGATCAATTAAATATAACTTTGCCAGAAATTATAGGTATGCCGCCAAGACCAAATAATCCATATATTAATGAATTTTATCCAGAATTAAGTAAATACAATTTTAATATGATAAAAGTTCAACCAAGATTTTCTATATTAGATGCTGGTATGGTTGCCATTAAATCTACTCCGGCTTCAGATAAATTTTATGAATATTTGGATTATTACGGCGTAGTTCCATTTGATTATTCACCTTTTTTAAAATTTGCCATTTTAAATGAAGGAGCCATAAGTGATGGAATAAGTAACAGTTATGGTCCATCTTTTCTTGGTTCTGCTGTGTCTATGGGTCAAGGATCAATGAGTTCAATTCAAGAAGGTCTTGGTCTTTTAAAAAGGGTTTCTAATAATTCTCAACTTGGCCAGTTAAGAAACAATTTATCTAATAAAGCTCAAAGTGCTATTAATTCGGCAAAAGAATTATTAACTAATATGATAGGAGTTGGTGGGGCAGGTCAATTAGTTAATCAAGCAACTAATGCCTTATCTAAATTAGCTCAAGGTTTTAGAATAGATTTAGGTAATATTTGGACTGGAAGTTCTGCATCTACTGGATATTCATGTACTATAAGATTATATAATCCAATTCCGAATGATTATGAAATGTATAAACAACATGTTGTTGGACCTTTAACTGCTATATTGACATTAGCTACTCCACTATCCCAAGATGGGATTTTTTATGATAGACCTTTTATTTGCAGAATAGATGCTCCTGGCATGTATCTAATAAAAGAAGCTGCTATAACTTCAATTAATGTTACAAAAGGTGGAGATAATAATGATTATACTTTTGAGCAACTTCCGAATTGCATAGATATTAGATTATCATTTGAATCTATATATCCGAGTATGATTAATATAGTCAAAGATAAACAATTGGATTATTTAAATGAACCATCAACTCCTGATTTAGGTCAAGATCTTCAACAAGTAGGTCCACCAACAGTAGAACAATATGTAGATAACTTATTAAAAGATAAATCAATTAAGCATCTTGTAGAATCACCATTAACAAAAAAACCAAATCAAAATGTTTCAACAAATTCAAAATCAAATAATAGAAGAGATACAAGTGATTTAAAAAAAATTATAGATCTTCTATAAATATGTTTTAAATGGTTTTCTTCTACTTTTGGTTTAGAACAAAATAAAATTATTAGGAGGAACTCTTGCGACGTTCAATAAAACTCAAAGATTTCGGTCTCAGGCATTCAAAAGATAATTTGAGTTCTGTGAATGGTTTTGTTAAAATATTTCAAAAAAATATGTTAACAAATAAAACAGAATTATTACATAAACAAAATACCATTGTATATGCTGGAAGAGAAATTTTCGCACAAAAATTATTTGGGAAAGATAGAATTGCGGGAAGTAATGAAAGTAATTTATTTATATCATGGATGTCAATAGGATCAGGAGGAGCATCATCATCTGATCCAAATTTGCCATTAACAGTTTTAAAAACTGATGTATCATTAAATAATGAATTAGTTATAAGCACTACTGATCCAGCAACTGCAGATAACGGTAAAAAGAAAAAATTTGATTCATTGAATTATATACAAGATATAAACAATGATAATAAAAATTTAATTGTTAAAGCATCAATGACAATTGGCAGAAATCAAAATAATGGTGATCCAATTAATGAGGCTGGACTTTGGTTTGCTGATTCTGATAATCCATCAACTGTAACTACTTTTGTATTAGCATCACGTCTTACTTTTCCAACAACAACAAAAAATGATATAATAGAATTAATATTTGAATGGTATTACTATTTATAATTTATAGGAGGATTTTAATATGGCACAAAATATTAGCCCAGGTGTTTATTTTTCTTTTTCTGATGTACCTGCAATAGGTATAAATCAGGCAGAAAGTAAATCATTTATAGCATTCTTTTCAGATATGGGACCTGATAATGAACTTACTTATGTTACCAATGAAAATGAATTAAGTATATTTGGAAGTTCCAACTTTATTAAATATGGTCCATCTTTTGGTCAAGGACTACTTAATGCTAAAAATTTAGTAAAAAATGGTAGTGGAGTATATGCAATGAGAGTTCTCCCTCAAAATGCTACAACTTCAAATTTATCTGTTAATATTGGATTTGATACAACTACATCAAATATCAATACTGAATTTGCTCAAGAAGCTAATTTAGTACAAAGAGATGAGGATTTTGTTTCAACTGCTTATTTAGCTAAAACAGCTCCTGCAAATTTTACAGCATATTTTCCCGCATGTATTTTTTATGCTAAAGGAAGAGGTGAATGGTATAACAGATTATCTTTTAGATTTGTTCCAATTCTTAATAAAACTAATGTGTATTCATTAGATATATATTATAGAACTGATAATAATGTATTAAATTTAATAGAATTTTTTGAAGTATCATTTGATAAAAATCAACTATCTGATGATCAACAAAGTCTTTTTATAACTGATGTCTTAGAGCAACAAAGTAATTATTTAAGATGTTATGTTAATGATCAATTAACTCAAGATGAATTAACCCAATGGGTACTAACTAATTCTGCACCTGGATTTTTTACAAACATAGAAGATGCTCTTGCTGATGAACCAACATCTCCAATAGTTGCAACCTATTTTGTAAAATTTGGTGCTAGAGGAGTTAACTGAGTTGGTCAAGATGGTAACTTTGCAACTTGGAATGGAACAGCTTGGTCATTTACACCAGCACCTATTGGTGCTATAATAAAGACAACTTCTGGTGATGTACTTGCTCATTTTGGTACAGGTTTAACTAACAAATATAATCCATATCTTCATGATATGTTATTTCTTGGTGGATATGAAAATTATGGTGGATTTGGATCCACAACTTTAGACCAAAAAGAATTAGGTCAAGGATCAGATGGTAATATATGGACTGCAGGATCTAGTTTAATTAATACAAATAATGCTACAACTGCATTAGTAAAAGCTTATAGTGGTATATTAGATCCAAAAGTTTTAGATACAGAAAATATTCCTTTTGATATAGTTTATGATGCTGGTTATCCAGTATTGGTTAAGCAAGCAATACATGATCTTTGTAAATATATGAGAAAAGACTGTATAGGTTTTTTAGATAGCAGTGATGTAAATAATGTAAATAATGCTATCAATGATAGATATCAAAATTTACCATACAATACATCTTACGTATCTATTTGGGCTAATTATAGTAAAATATCTGATTTAGATAGTGGCAGAGATCTTTGGGTAAGTCCTACATATCATTTATCTTATGTAGTTCCAAGCAGTGAACTATCTGCTGGAATATATAAACCATTTGTTGGTGAAAGACGTGGAGTTGCTGAAGAAGTTAAATCATTAAGATTTGTTCCTAATCAAAATGAACGAGATAATTTATATTTAGCACAAGTTAATTATTTAACATACTATAGAAAACGACCTATGTTTTGGCAGGAATTAACAAGTCAAATGATTCCATCTCCATTACAAAGAATATATGCTACAAGAATTGTATTAACTACTGGTAGAGCTTTAACTAATTATTGTAGAAAATTCAATTATGAATTTAATGATAAAATGACATGGGATGAAATAAAATCTGATATATCCTCTTATCTAGAAAATATTAGAGCTTCTAGAGCTTTAAAAAGTTATACAGTCAATGTTGGAGCTACTGAATATGAAGAAAAAAGAGGTATTGCTCATGTTGATATAATACTAGAAATAACTGGTATTATAGAAAAAATCTATATTAGAGAATTGGTGAAATAAAATGAATGTGACTAAATTTTTACAATATACATATATTGTTGAAGCATTCCAGGCACATGAAATAAATGAGGCGGAAAAATTTATATCCGCCTCTCCCAAATTCATATCAAAAAAATTATATGAAGAATCTCAATTTATTTTAAATATAGATAAAGAATTGATGTTTTTCACAGAAAAGAAAAAATTATCTAAGAAAGAAAAAGAAAAGAAGAAAAAACTTGAAAAAGAAAAATTAAATAAGATAAAAAAGGATATCAAAGCTAATGTAGTCACTCAAGCACCATCAGGTATATCTAGTCAAGCAAAATCATTAGCTGTAGCCTTTTTCAGAAATTTAGTTAGAAGTTCAACTATAGAAAGAGTTATATCATTTCTTAGAAAAATTTTATTAATATATACAAAAGGTTTAGCATCTATTGTTAAAACAATATCATTAAGATTAGGATTATCTGCAGGAGTTTCATCTTTTTTATTCGCAGCTATAAATACTATATTATCTATTGCATTATCTTTAGTTTTAACAGTTGCTGGTGGTATATTGTTTTCAATATTATGGTCTTTATTAATGCGATTAATTCGAGGATTATTTAATTTAATTAAAAGATTCATTGGATGGCTTAAAGGTAAAAAGAAAGAAGATGCTTCAGAAGTTAAAAAACGAGTTAAAACATTAGTCAAAGCTGCATTACCAGTTACTAAAATGATGGCCAGTAAAGTTCCAAATTCTAAAAAGAAACAAGCAGCTCTTAAAAAATTAAAACAATTAGAAATTAAAACAAGATAGAGGTAATCATGAACGAAAATTTTTTACTTATTGAAGCATTACAAGAAGGATTTGCATCTAGTATATTTTCTAAAGTTTCTAAAAGTCCTATAATCAAAAAATATACAGAAAGATCTGTTGAATTTTTAGCAAAACTTATTGGATT